TGGGGTTGGTGGCCACGACCGAAAGGACGAGCGTCCCGTCGCCGGCGGTCAGGGCCACGGCGCCCCATGAGCCGGCCGGCGGCGGGTCGCCCCCGGCGCTGCCCGTGCCGACGATCTCCACATTGCGGATGAGCACGGACGCCGGCGCCAGGATGTCGGCGCCGGTGGTGCCCCGGGCGTTGTTGCGGGCCTCCTCGTAGGCCGTCTTGACGGCATTGAGATCGAGCGTACCGACCCGCTCGACATTCAACTGTTTCCACGCGGCCGGGCCACCGGTAGCCGGAGTAGGAATCAGACTCAACGTCGGAATGGTGTTGCGGTCGGCTTCCTCAGCGTAGGTGAGGTCCTTAGCTGCCGGCATCGCCGTGGCGTCATCCGCGTTGATTTCGCCCGCGTACTGCTGCGTTGCGCCGTCGCTGTTGACCTGGACCTGAATACGGATGTACCGCTTCGAGGTCGTCAACGCCGTTTCGGCGTTGAGTTGCGCCAGCGTTAGCCAAGAAGCGTTGTAAGCCGGCGTGCCGTCGTCGTAACTGTATTTGAAGAGCGCGTTGGTGGTCGCCCACGACCCCACCGCTGCAAGGTTGGTCGGGACGAATCCGCCAAAAGTCTTCCCCGCCCCTGCGTCGGCCACGTAGGTCAGCGTCGGGCCGTCGGTGGCGAAGCCAGCTTTCCAGTAGACATTTCGTATGTACGACAGCGCTTTGACGTTGTTTATGTAGCGTTGAAACTGCGGATAAATGGTTCCCGACATGGCCGCAACCATGGTGACGCAACCGATTTCTGTTTCGTTAACATACTCTGTGCCGCCCTGTACGGTAAGAGCCGCTCGCTTTAGGGAGCCGTCTGCCGTCTTCAGGAGATATACGCGCACCTTGTACCACACGTCGTATGTGCGCGGAAGAGTCCCAAACGCTGTTGTACTAATACGCAATTGGAACGCATTATCTATATTGGATATATAATAGTGTGGGGTATGGACGTGTAAATAGGTTAGCGTTGCGCTAGCAGCGAGGCCGCAAACCTCGCCGGAGTTCTTGACGCTATTCTTGAACTCGTATTCCAGCACGCCCTCGGCGGCTGTAATTCCGGCATGCAGTACGATTCCATTGGCATTAAACGCGTTGGAACCGTTCATGGAAAGAACATTGCCAGAGACGGCTATGTTACTGCCAGAGCTATCGGTAACATCCCATGCGCTCAAATCGTTGAAAAGCTCCGTGATCACTGGCAGATAGAGCAGCTGGTACAACTGCACGCCAGCGAAGGGACCGTCAAAACCTGTCCGCACGCCCAACTTTGTCGCGTCGGAGACGGTCGGAGTGCCAAAGGGGATGCGCACGGCCTATCCCTTCACCTGCTCGGCCGGCGCTACCTTCGCCAGCGCAGCAACGCGGATTTCACCGGCACGCTTCACGATGTCGGCGGCAAGACTCGGGTATACGTCGAGGTCAGTCAGCGACTTCTCGATCACGACCGGCTCCGTCGAGAGCGTGCCGAACAGATCGGCCTTGTCGCCGCTACCCGCCAGAATGCGGTTGGCCTGCGAGGTCTTCCAAGCGGTCAAGTCTACGGGCTCAGGCGGCTCGGCCTCGGCAAGCACCGCCTCCGCTGCGAGAATGGCACCGAGGTAGTTGTGGAGCTTGCGGATTTCGTCGAGATTCAACTCCATCACTCGCCCTCCCCGTCAGACCACGGCACGCGGTGCTCGTACTCGTGCACGGAGCCATGGTGGACGACATGAACCACGATGCCCCGCTGGGACTGCGCCGGCCGCTGGGCGGCTATGGCAAGGCCCGGACGGTCCTTATCCCACTCGGTGACGCGGTAGTAGTGGCCGCCGATCATCTCGTCACCAGCTCCACGATGGTCACAACCAGCCCGATGGCCCCCAGGCCCACGCCGATGCCCACCAGCCAGGCTCGGAAGCGCCGGAGGCTCGCGATCTGCCCGGCGTGCACCTTGAAGCGCTCCTCGATGGCCGGCAGGCACTCGTGCCGGCAGTGCTCGCGGGCCTGCTTCGCCTCGGCCTTGAGCGCCAGCACCGTGCGCAGCATCAGCCGGCCCCGCTCCTCGGGGTCATCGAGCGCCCGCTCGGCCTCCCGCCGCTCGATCTCGTCGAGCGCCCGGAGGTCCGGATGGTCGAGGATGCTGTCGCCGGTCATGGGCTATCTCTTCGCCTCCGGCTTCGTCTGCCAGCCCTTCGGCAGCCGGACCAGTCCGTCCGGGGTCCACGCCCCGGTGTAGAAGCGACAGGAGAACTCCCATCCGGCGAAGAACAGCGCGACCGCGCCGACCAGCCAGGCCAGGTCACAGGCCAAGCGCCAGAGCGGCACCAGCCAGATGGAGAGACAGACACAGCAGGCGCAGGCGAGGCCGGCGGCCGCAAGCGAGCGCCAACGCACCTGGCGGGCGATCCAGACCAGGAGCGCCCCGTACCAGGCCGCGGCCAGTGCCCCACCCTCCAGGAGCTTGCCCGCCCCGCCGAGCACGGCGAAGAGCCCGCAGGCCACGGCTCCGACGATCAGCCGGTGCCGGACCATCGCCTGCAGTTCCTGGCGGCGGTTGAGCTTCTCGACGTAGCGCCCCAGGTCCTCGAGCTTGTCCTTGGCCAGGGTGACGATGCCGCCGAGCAGCTTCCAGAGGCCGGGGAACTCCCGGGCCTTCTGCTCCAGCTCGGCTTGCATCTTCGGGGGCGGCTCGGAGTTCTGCGGAGACCGGCAGCCGGACAGCGCGACGACCGAACAGCCGGCGACGAGCGCGAGCATCAGCGCGATCCAAGTCCACTTCATCAGCCGGCGCATGGTCAGCCGCCTTTCTTTCCGGACCCCGGCGCCCCGCCGATGGCCGGTTCTTCGATGGAAGCCTGGACCCGAACGTGGAGCCCGCACGTGCAGCGGCCCTCGACGCAGCTCCCGTCCTCCTGGATGGCGACATAGCTCTTGAACGTCCCGCCGCAGCGGGCGCAGACGAACCGGAGCGAGGCCTCCTGGCCATCGTTGGTCAGGAGCGTGTCGCCGATGGGGAGCTTGGCGCGCCGGCGCACGGTCAGGCCTCCTTCGCCGCGTACTGCTGATAGCGGTCCGCCAGGTAGTTCTCCGCGTAGGCGACGTTCTCCTTGGAGAGTCCGACGATCGGCCGGGCGGGAACCTTGGCGGCGCCCCGGAAGCGGCGGATGATCGACCGGAAGACACTGCGCTTCGAGCCCTCGCGGTACTTGCCGCCGCCGTGCAGGGCCTCGATCCACCGGGTGCCCCGGGTGTAGCCGTACTCCAGACCGGTGGAGCTGACGCGAACCGCGCCGCTCGACGGCTTGGTCAGGAAGTCGCGGATCTTCGTCGCCTTACGCTTGCCGGCGGTCCGGATCAGCGCCCGTTCCGGCTTGAAGGGCGGGCCGTAGCGCTGGCGGAAAGCGACCGCCCGCTTCTTGCCGGCGGCCGACTCGATCCGCGCGGTGATGACCGCCGGATAGCGGCCGGTCCGGGCGCTCTGGAGCTTGGCCTTCGGGCCGATCTCCGGCAGGGGCCCCGGAGAGACGATCATCGGCGCGACCTCGCCGACGCGCGGCTTCGGGGCCGCGAAGGTCGGCTTCCAGGGCGTGCCGTCCGGCGTGACGTGGCGCTTGAGTCGGTCGCGGTGCTGCGTCCGGATGTACTTCCCCAGGTGCTGCATCGCGCCCCGGGTCGCGTTCGGCCGGAACTGCTTGAGCTTCTCGAGCCACTTGTTGAACTGCGGCACGGTCATCGACCCGCCGCCGGGAAGACCGGCGTTCTTGAAGAGGCCCATCAGCCGACCTCCTGCACGGAGAGGCGCCACTGAGCCGAGTCCTCGAGCGACTCCCAGTCCCGCACGTCGTAGACCTTGGAGCCCCAGGTGATCGTGTCGCCCCGCGCCGGCTCGATGGCCGAGCCGCCCAGGACCAGGCTGGCTTTCAGGATCTGGAACTCGCCGCCCGACGTGCGCGCCCGGACGCCCTCGGCCGTGACCACCTGGGTGTCGGAGTCCGGCGGAATGGCCGTGACCGGGACGCTCTGAGCCCCGCGCGCGTAGGTGACCGGCACCCCAAAGACTGCCAGGAAGGCCGGGATGCTGGCCTTCGCTGCGGTCTGGAAGAGGGAGTCGGTCACGGCCGGCCTCGCCGGTTACTCGCGGACCACCACGCCCAGGATCGCGTCCCGGCGGATGCGCTGGTCGGGCTTCCCGTCGACGTCGCCCAGGACCGTCTTCAGCGCGGTCGAGACGATGGTCAGGCGCTTCTGCTGACCCTCTTTGTCCGCGAAGATCACCACGTCGCCGACCTCGAGCTTGCTCTCGTCGAAGCCATCGGCCGCGGCGAGGATCTTCTCGACGGGGGCCTGCGCGTTGCCGGCCGGGGGAGCGGCGTCCTGCCTGCCGGACTCGCCGGTCGATTCGTTCTGATCCGGAACGCCCTGCAGTTCGGCTGCGGGGGCGGGAGCTATCAGCTTGGGCTTAGGAGCTTCGTTGTCGCTCCAGAAGTAGCCGCACTCCTGGCACTTCTTGCCGTACCAAGTCTTGCCGCCGGACGCGAGAGGAGAACCGACGTTCTCGATCTTTTCGCTTCCGCACTTCTCGTTCGGGCACTTCATGATCTGCCACCTTTCTCAGTCGGGCGGCGGGCCGGCCTGGTCCCCGGAAGAGAGACCGGGGCGCGGCCCGCCACCACGGTCAGCCTTTCTGCTCCAGCTCCGGAGCAGCCACCGGCCCGCCCTGAGCCCTCGCTGCGTCCTGCTTCTCGGCATCCACGGCGATCTGCCGGGCCTCGGTCCATGCGTTCATCCGGCCGAGCGCCCCGGCAAGCTCGCGTTCGACGCTCTGGCGCTCGCGGCCCAGAACCTCTTCACGCTGCCCGATTTCGAAAAGCTTTGCCTGGAGAGAGCGGACGCGGCCCTGCTCGTCGGCGATCCGGGCCTGAAACTGCTGGATGGTCTTCATGATGCTTGTCTCCATCTTCCGGGGACGAGGATCCCCGGGGCGACCACGAAGCCGCCCCGGGGGATCGCTCTCAGTTGGTTAGTCGACGGCCGCGAAGAACGGGACGCGGTAGGTCGAGCCAGCGATCTTGACCACGAAGTACCCGTCCGCGGTCGAGTAGGTGCCGGCCGACACCACGGCGCAGGCACTCGCCGCCGCGAACTCGATCAGGTTCACGATGCTGCCGTTCTGGCCGCCGGTCGGCACGTAGAGGATCGAGTCGAACGGGGTCGGAGTGCCGGCGCCGGCCTGCTGGCAGTCCACCTCGATGGCGTGGAAATGCCCGGTCGGGTTGGCGGACAGCTGGGCCTGGAGGACCAGCACACCCACCTTGCCGGTGTAGGTCGGCGCACCGACCACCTGGCCGCCGGTGGCGTAGTCGTCCTCGAACTTCATGCGGGCGGCGTAACCGCCCTCGGTGCTGGCCAGCAGCACGCCGGCGGAGCCCTTCATGCCGGCCTCCACCAGCAGTCCGCCCATCTCCGCCACGTCGAGCCCGGAGCCCGCATAGGCCTGGACGTGCTGGCAGATGAGCTGCCCGGCCGTCTGGTCCTGCGAGTTGGTCACGCGCCGGCGGAATGCCGGCTTGGCGCTCGTGGCCAGGGCCGATGTGATGTGGAGCTCCTCGAACTCGTCGAGGCCGTTCCAGCTCTCGGGGTTCGAGAATGATCCGATCTTTCGGCCGGCCTTCTGCCCGAGCTTGTTGAGCATCACGTAGACGTGGGTGTCGGTCGCCGCAGCCTTGCCGAAAGCCGTCCCCATCCACATGTCGCCCGTGGCATTGCAGGGCACATTGGTGGCTGCGCCACTGCCGGCGGTCCCGCCGTAGGGGTTGCCATCGGCGTCGAAGAACACGTCCTCGCCATCGACGATGGCGACCTGCGCCTTCTCGACCTTGACCAGGCCATCGACCCGGGCCGAGCCCACCAGGTTGATGGCGACATCCGTGTTCACCACTCCGCACAGACCGGAGACCTCGACCACGTCCCCGCCGGACTTGGCGGCGAGGGCGGTGAAGTCGAGGACCAACCCCTCTTTGTACATCTGAGCCTTCATGAGCTTCTCCTTTTCAGCTCTTTCGTTCGGGGATGGAGGGGGCCGACCATCGGCCCCCTCCTGGGTTCACGCTCTCTTCACGCCCCCTTAGCCGACGTCGGCCTTGGCCGCACCGCGCGGGTCCATGGCCGCCGCGCCCATGTCCTGGTAGCCGCGGAAGCCGATACCCAGCACGTTGGCCGGCACCTCGACCTGTTCCACCACGGGCGTGTCGACACCGTTCAGGAAGGCGATCTCGAACGCGGCCAGCACGTTCGGGTCGGCGAAGAGATACCAGTCCACCGAGCTGGCGTTGGCGTGGAAGCTCGCGTTGGAGAGGTACGGGCTGGAGAGCGGCTCGTACTTGCCCGCGTGGGTGTTGACATCGGGCAGGATGGCCGCGGCATCGGTCGCGCCCAAGGCGGTGACCACCAAGTTCTGCCCCTTGTAGATCCTCTCCGCCGCGGTAGCGAGCGCGGTCGGCGTCAGGAGGTACTTGGGCTCGATCAGGATGGGCTTGCCGTTGGCGTCCGTCTGGTCGCGCATCTTCTGGACCATCACGCTCAGCGCCGCATCGCCCAGACCGGCCGCCGCGTTGGCGTAGATGTTGGCATTGCCGCTGCCGAAGAAGCTGCCGGTGTTGGCCAGGATGAGGGTGAAGACGATCTCCTCGATGGAGACCGCCGCGCCGCGGCCGATCAGCGCCGGGATCTGCAGGAAGGCGCTCAGGTCGTCGTTTACGACGTCCTGCCTCGTCAACTGGAAGTACTTCCCGTAGGTATCCGCCTTTTGGCTGAAGCTCTGCTCCCCGAGCTGGCCGTGGGCCAGCTCCCCGCCGGCGGTGACCTTCTCGAAGGTCATGTTGCCCGTCAGGCGGTAGCGGGTGTGGGTCTTGAAGTCGGACACCTGGCTGATCCGGCAGATGCGCCGGGCCACGCTGGGCACCGACTGGTAGGCCGCCAACAGGGTCTTGTTGGCGACGTTGCCCAGGATGCCCGGGAGCGAGACGGAACTGAACGCCGCGCGCAGCCACTCGCCCGAGCCACGCCCGAACCGCGGCAGGTCGATGCCATCGAGCGCCGCGCAGGCGGCGATCAGCTCGACCAGCCGGATGTTCCGCAGCTTGCGGGCCGCCTCGCAGACCTTCTCACCGTAGGCGGCGACCAGGTCCTTGTCCTCCTTGACCACGCGATAGCCCATGACCATCGCGGCCTCGAGCACGTTGGCCTCGGGGGCGTTGGAGCCGGCCACGATGCCGACCGGGGCCACGTGGGGCCGGGAAGCGCGGAGCAGCTTGAGCAGCTCGGCGTTGACCGCGGCCACGTCCTGCCCCTCGGCTATCGCCTTGGCGCGGATGGCCTCGACCTTGGCCTGGTCGTCCTTGGACCACTCGCCCTTGCAGGCCGCCTCGATGGCGCTGACGCGCTGACGCTCGGCCTTGATCAGGTCTTCAGCGGACGGAGCCTTGGACTCCGCGGCCTGGACCTCGGACTTATCGGTGCCGTCGCCATCGGCAGTCTTCTTGGCAGCGGCCTGCTCGGCGTCGTAGGCCGCCTGGAGGGTCTTGCGCTGGACCTCCGTCAGCTGCTCAGGATCGAACCCCTGAGCCCTCAACCATGCCTCGAACCCCATGTCGCTCTCCTTTTGAGAAGCGGCCACGCGCGAGCTAGTGCTCGAGTCCGCCCCGAGCGGCACAAAGCTAGCTTCACGCATCTGAGCCTGACGAATGACCAGGATCGGCCCCTGGACTGTCTTGCCATTCACCTTGACCGAAGCTCCGGCCTTGACCTCCTCGACCTTCATGGGCGAAGCGCCGATTGAGGCCTGCCACGGGAAACCGTTCTTCGAGCTCTCGCGGACCTCAGAAGCGACGGCACCAGCTCCGGACACCTCGCCCTCCATGAGCACCTTGCCGCCCTGGATGCGGGCCAGGCCGTGGCCGACGATCTGGCGGGGGTCGTGGTCGCGGAAGGCCGGCAACGGACGCTCGGGGATCTGCAAGCCCGCGAGGTCGATAATCACCCGCCCGAATCCGCCTACGGACATCGGCCCGCCGTTGTAGACGTTCATCTTGAACTTCGGAAGTCCGGCCTGCCCATTGGCGCCTTCCGCAGCAACGAGCTCCACCGAGCCCTCGCCGGCGCAGATGCGCAGCACCGAGCTTGGCTCAGGCGCTGCGGCGGTCAGTGGTCGAAGCGTTCTTTCCATCGCCCTGCTCCTCTTCGTCTTCCGTGTCGTCAGTGGTGTCCGACTTGTTGTCCTGCTGGGGCTGCTCGCCAAGCTTCAGGCCAAGCTGATCGGCCAACTGCTGTTCCTCGGCTCGCTGCTTGAAGGCCGCGCGCCAGTCCTGCCCCTTGCGCGCGTAGACCTCGCGGTACGTGATTGTGCCGTTGGCCAGGCGCGTCTTTTCGGCGCCGGCCTCCTTCATGGGGTCAACGTGCTCGGTGCCATCAAAGAACCATTCGTGGGCGTCCGAATCGACCGGCACAGCAAAGCGGAGAATCGCCCCATCGGTGCGCTGATACTCGTAGTCCCACGCCCGATAGATCGGGGTCAGGGCCACGACCCCCAGGTCGTACCGGTTGACCATGATGTCCCGGAAGTAGACCTGGAAGTCGAGCCGGCCGGACGCGTAGTTGTATTGGCTCGAGTCGCCAAGCCCGACATTCAGCGGCATGTTGATGCAGCGGAAGGCCTCGTTCAGCGAGTTGCGCTTGAAGTCGGTGTGCGTGGTGGTCGGCTGTTCGGCCTTGATCTGCTCGATGCCCCAACCGGCCGGCATCGTCAGCCCCGAGCCCATGGACAGGTTGATGCTGTCCATCGGATCGATGTCGACCGGCTCCACATTGGGGCTCTTGGAAACGAGCACCCAGGCGGCGTTCGCCGCTGCCTCGGCCGCGGACACCACCGCCAGGGTGTAGCGGCGGATCATGCCGAAGAGGTTCAGGGCCGGCGCGATGTCCGGCACGCCGCGACGCTGGCCCGGCCGGGTGGCCCGGAAGATGTGAATCACCTGGCTCGCCGGCACCGTGTCGTAACCGGTCGCGCCACCGCCACCAGAGTAGAGCCCGCCCGGGTGGTAGCGCAGAATGTCATAACTGACCGGGTTGCCGAACTCGTCGTAGGTGATTCCGTCCTGGTAGCGATCCGATGGCGCCTTGTCGTACTGCGCGCAGACCCGTTCGGCTTCCACCATGACGATGTCCAGCTTGACCGCAGAACGCAGCGCCGGGTTGTTCTTCAGGACCAGGAAGATTTCGCCAGACTCCATGCGCGCAACCATGGCCATGCGCATCTTCTCGCCGAGCCTGACCTCCTGGGCCCAGGCGTTGAAGACCGCCTCCTTGCGCTCGTTGTAGTCGGCGTTGTCGGTGACCAGTTGCAGGCGGGGCATCCGGCCGACGATGTCATTGGCCTTGGTGTCGATCATGCCCCGGCAGTAACTGTTGTTCCGGGCCTCGTAGCGGCAGCGGTTTCGGATGGTCGCGCGGATCGCCGCGGTCGCCTCGGCGTCGGCAGAGCGGCCGCTCGCCGTTGCCCACAGGTTCTCGTTGCGATCGGTGGTCTGCGCCGCGTCGTAGGTGGCCTTCACGATTTTCGACACGCGACGGTCGAAGCGGTCGATGTCGAGCAACTCGGCGGCGTGGGCCGACAGGCGCACCTTCTGCATCCGGCCAGCGGAGCGACGCGCGGCCTTGCGCTTCACGGCATGCTCCCAAACTTGATGCTGGAGATCCGAACGCTGCGAGGGTTCGTCGCGTCGGCCAGCGCCGCGTACTGCTGCCGCGCGGCGCGCAGCTCCTCCAGGCTGGTGTAGGTGATCGAGCGCCCCTCGACGGTGAGCGACTGCGCGCCGCCCCCGGCCATCATGGCCAGGATCGCCGCGTCTATCGCCTCGACTATCGCGCTGGCGCTCGTGCTCATCCGGCTGTCTCCGGGGTTGAGGATCCGGGCCGGGTCGGAAAAGAAAGCGGGCCGCTGAGGGTCTGGCCCCAGACGGCCCGCAAAGCTCTTCAGATGTCGCCGCCGCTCGCGATGATCAGTCGCCGCGCTCAGCCCCGGCCCTTGGCTACCTCATGCCCCACCCCTCCTGCACAGACCGCAACCCGCTGTGTCTACACTGACACTTTAGCCTATGGGGAGTGGGGAGTCAAGAAGAATCGGGCGGGGAGGCGAGTTTGTTACATTAGTGGAACGGCACAGCTCGATGTCACCAGAAACCAAAGAGGGAACCATTCATCTTGACAGAGCACCCGACCTTGCTAGAATCCGCCCAAGTAATAGCGCCTTTAAGGAGATGCAAATGCCAGATCGAGTACGATCTTGAAGCAAGGGCGATAGCAACATTCACGCCTGAAAGCAAGTTGTTCAAGCAGGACTTTTGATCGCGTATGCCATTGCGGGCACTTCTGCTTCTGCGCCGGCCTACTCACCTTCAAGCCGTCTCAAACGTCGGCACCCTCTGCCCACAGTTCCGGCACTTCCTGACCCGCCGGATGGTCCCCTCGCCGGGCCTGGTCCAGTAGACGCGCAGGTCGGCGCAGCCGCACTTCGGGCACCTGATGCCCTGGGCCCGCTTCCCCTGAAGCTCGGACAACCGGAGGGGCTTGGTCTGCTCGCTCATGCGCGCCTCGCGTTCTGAAGCTCTGACAGCCTGATGGCCTTCCCCGCCCGCGGCGCCGACGCCTGCCCCCCGATGGCGTCGAGCGCGATCCCCAGCCTGGCCGCCCCGACGTGGCAGCCGACCAGGCAGTCCCACCAGTGGTTCGGCCGGCCGGGCAGGGCCGCCCACTTGTCGAAGACCTCGCCGGTTTTCTTCTTCTTGGGCTCCGGCCGTTCGCTGGTGCAGTGCTGGGCGAAGGCGTAGTGCTCGGCCTCGCCGCGGCCGCAGATGGAGAGCGTGCCGCGGCCGCCCAGCGGCGTCCGGATGCGCTCGGCGGCGAGGCTCTTCCAGTGGTCGGTGTTGTAGACCAGGAGCCGCGCGTCGCGCTTCAGGGTCAGCGCGTGGTACCAGCCGTCCCCCCAGTCCCGCCGGGGCACGTGGGCCGGCGGCCGGAGCTCGAGCTCCCCGCCCTGCCCCTTCGACGGCACCAGGATCGACGCCAGGATGCTCTGCCGGCAGAAGGCATAGATGGTTTTCGTCAGCCATCCCGAATCGACCAGACAGAGCGCCACGCGCAGCTCGCCGCCCTGCTCGGCACGGTAGGCGCGGCCGGCGATCTCCAGGGTCAGGAGCGAGAGCGCCGAGGTCAAGGCCGCCTCCAGCCCGCCGCGGCGGCTGCGCATGTAGTTCCGCTGGCCGTAGTCCAGGACGTGGCCGCGGAAGCCCTCGCCGAAGGCCGCCACGACGTAGTGGAGCTGGGGCTTGCGGCAGTCGATGTAGGCGACCAGCGTCGTGCAGCCGTGCGGCGCCACCCGGCGCTCGAGGCCACAGGCCTTGGCTAGCACGTCGCGCGGCTCGAGCGGGGGCTCCTCGCCCTCGTACTCGTCGATCGGCGCGTTCTGGTACTCGGCCATGAAGACCTTTTCGCCCCGGTCGATGAGCAGGTTGTAGGCGTGCTGGATGGCCGAGTGCTCGTCCGGCTCGAAGCACTGCGCCCAGGAGACCTCGGCGCCCCGGTCCATGTCGGCGCGGTTGTCCAGGTAGAAGGCGGCCGCCTGGCGGACCGCCTCGGCCCGGCCGCCCAGGGACTCGGGCAGGTCGGCCCGGCGCAGCTCGGCGTACCGGCCGAGCCACAGGTCCTTGTGGCGCTCGGCCCACTTCCGGACCATGGGCAGGATCGTCCCCTGCCACTCCGGGTGGGCCTTGTGGTCGAGGATGCGGTCGGCCATGTCGCCCTTGCGGATGATCGTGCAGGCGATCAGGCCACAGAGCTTCCCGGTGTGGCCGGCGAGACCCAGGACCGCCCCGGTGATCAGCTTCTCGCGCGTGTCGCACTGGCTCTGAGACTTCGCGGAGGCGTCGGTCTGGGGGTCGTCGAGGAGGACGAAGTCCGGCCGGACGGTCGAGCCGTCGCGGCGCTTGTGGTGCATGCCGCGCAGCCGCCCGGTCAGGCCGTAGGCCTTGAGCACCACGCCGGCGGAGGCCGACCCCGGCAGGCTCGGCAGCGCGACAGCGTCGGCGCACCACTCGATCTTCGTCGGCACGCCCTGGCTCAGCTGGCCCGGGCAGCGGTGGGCGATGCCCTCGAGCGCCCGCGCCGGCACGCAGACCTCCGGGAAGTCCTCCAGGAGCAGGTCGTTGTCCTCGAGCTCGGCCTTGACGTCGTCGATGATGCTGGTGCCGGCCTTCTTGTCGGCGGCGATCACGACCACGAACTTGCGATGGCCGTAGAGCATCGCCCAGATTGCCGCGCCCCGGAGGATCGTGGTCTTGCCGAAGCCGCGGAAGACGGCCTCGGCAAACAACCCGCCACCGAGCGCCGCGGCCTGGATCTTCCCGATCACGTGCAGGTGGTCAGCCGAGAAGTCGAGCGGGAAGCTCTCCGGCAGGTAGGTCCGGAGGAAGCGGGCCAGGTCCGCGCGGCAGGCCTTGCGGCGCTTGGGGTCCTTGACCGCCGGGATCTCGCCGATGTCCCGCCCGGCCGCCCGGCGGTCGCGCATGACCTCGGCCTGCGAGCGCTCGTCCTTGTGCTTGAGCTTCTGGCCCTCGGCCAGCAGCCGGCGCAGCCAGGCGATGTACATCAGCAGGTGAATCCGGCCGCCGGTGCCGAGCCGGTGCTTCGCGGTCTCCAGTTGGTAGCGGACCTGGGCAGGCGTGATCGTGCCGGGCTCGGTCGCGTTGACCAGGTCCGCGAGCTGTTTCGGGGTGAGGCGGTCGGCGGGGAGGGTGGGCATTGGCTACTTCCCCGACTTTCCGCCTTGCTTTACGAACGGCCTATTCACCTCCGGAAGCAACGGCTGGAGCGGTCCGCCAAATGTCATCGACCGAATCCAAAGCGGCGCCCCGAAGAACACCTTAAGCCGCTCGCGCCAGGTGAACCGCCAGCAGGAAATCACCGTGCGCGCGCTGTCGTCTGTCACGTATGCCGGCAGCGGCAGGTATTCGGGTTGGTCCTTGGCGAAGACCACGTTCTGCTCGGGGAACTCTACGGGGGTCATTTGTCATCGCCTTTCTCTTCCTGAAACCTCACACGGTCGATCTCACAAAGAAACGCCTCGACCTCAACGAGCGCCGTGCGCTCGCATGCCTCCTTGGCGGCGTTGCCCGCCAGGACCTCGGCAGCAATCGAAGCCTCGATGGTGAGCACGCGGCCGGCAAGGTACTGCCGAAGGTGCTCCATTCTGAACTGTGCGTCAGAACGAATCCGCATCGCGTGATTGAAGACCTCAGACTCACTGCTCGCTCAGCACCACCTTTCATGCGAAGAAGCCGTCTCTCCCAGGCCCGCGTCCGTAGCTAACGCTCGGCACGCTGAGCCGCCAGTGTCCACCACCATCAGAGCCGCGTCCGGCCCCGCGCCGGTGCCGCCGAGCAACCGATATCGCCGCCGCCAGTTTGGTCCCCGGCAACGGCGGCAGCGGAACATTCGGACACCGCGCCAGGCGCCGATACCGTAACAACTGGAACTCACGCCACAGGTCGGCCATGAAGTCGCTCCGGGCCATCCGCTGCCGGTCGCGCATCTCCCTGGCCATCGACCGCGCGCGAAGCCTCTCCAGTTTTTCATCATCAGGAAACACCGCCGCCCCCTTTCTCTCCGTACCCGTGCCGCCTCAGCAGCCACGCCGCGTACCTCACCAGGTCCACCTTGCCGTCGACCAGGAGCGCCGGGCACAGCTTCACGTCGGCCTGGACCATGGCCGCCGTGATCGTCTCGCCGGCCGGGATCTTTCGGAGCACGGCGGCCAGCTCGGCGAGAGAGAGCGCGGCCTTCCGCTCCCGCCGCTTCGCCCGCGTTCGGCGCTTACTCACTCCGCGCTCCCGTTGTGGTTTTCGATGTACTGCGCCAGCCGTCGCAGCGTCGCCGGCACGTCTCGCGAATGGCCCACACGCAACCGAACTCCGCGAGCGACGCCCGCAGACCAGCGCGAGCATCGGCGGTGATCTTCCGCGGGTTCTTGTCCCAGCCCTTCAGCTCCGAGAGCTTCAGCGTCCGCACTTCCGGCTTCCTGGTCTTGGTCTTCACGTCAGGCACACCCCTCCCTCGTTCAAAGGCTCAAGCGGGATTCGCCAGCCGACGATGAACCATGCGGACTGCGCGTCCGGGGGCACGGCTTCAAGCTGTGCTGGTCGGCTGACCTCGTTCACCGGCCCGGCAGGTGCGCGAACACCTGCCGCCCGGACCAACTTTCCCTCGCGCTGCGAACGGTTTTTGGCGATAAGGGCAGAAGCACGGGCACAGTCCCACACCATGCTGCACAACCGCCCGTGCCCTTTGGGCCGCAGGATCCCACCTCCTGCGGCCATTTTCTTTGGCGCCATCGGCTGAAAAAATAACGCAGTTACCCCCGGAGACTGCGAACGGCGCCCATCAGGGAAAAACCGTCC